GCTGAACGGCGAGCGTCATTCCCGACGCCCAAAACCTCGTAATCACGGTAGAAGTGGTCATCTACCGCTTTCGAGCCCTGCGTGAGGTGTATGAGACGTTCGGCTAGGGTCTGGATCACAGGTACACCCGCGTTAAGAGCAAGCTCGCACTGGGCTACTCCCCTAAGAAAGGGTTTCACAAACGCAGGCTGCTGCAGGTGAGCATGGCTGGAAGTCATATGCGAAATGACTTTCGACCAGTCCCTCACCATTTGCCACCTTCCGGGTGACAGCTCTACCGGTGCACTCTGACCAAACCTAATGCCTTCGAGTACGCTCACAGGACGTTCGAGGACCATCTCGTGGCCCGAAAACTCCAGGGCCAGGGGGGCAAATTCGCCAACAACCCGTGCAACGTCACCTCGGTTGAGAAAGACTAAAGCGTTATCGCCGTCCGCTAGGGTATCGAACGGTACGTTGATGTGCCTAAGCACGCCGATAACCACCGCAAGCATGATCAGTGTGTTGCCCATGCCTGTGTTAAAGTCTCCACTCGCCCTTCCGCCTGCACGAGAGAATTTGACTCCCCCTGGAGTGTTCCCTTCGTTGACCAGTTGCCGAGCTAGCAATGAAGCCAACTCGCGGTCCCCAGCGTGTGCCGCCAAATACACACTGTGTTCCTGCTGCAACTGCCAAACATCCACGTGAGCCTCGAAGGCACTACCGTCCACCTCAAACACGACGCAGTCCTCGAAGGACTTGAACTTCTTTACGATGAGGTTCGCGCGCCGCTCGCCGTTCAGCCCCTTCGCCACAACCCTGGTATTCGATCCACCGAACAACCTTTTGCCCGTGAGGTAACCCCACAGCCAGTGCTCAAAAGGCTTGAGAAAAGAAGCTAAGGCCAGGTTGTACCTAGGACTTCTGGGAAAAATCATCCTAGGTTTCCCATACTTCCCGTACCCGAACTTCTCTGCCTTCAGAAACGCCCCTAGTATGCTATCCCGCACTTGGATAGGCTCTTCGGCGAGCGACGTTTCCGCTTCGATGTATCTGCGGCGCAAAAGCCCACTATAAGATTGCGCCGTTTCCAGGTAGCTCCATCTTTGACCGCCCCATCGTCGTGCTAGTACTCCTAGTGTCTTAAAGACTCGGAGAACCGGGTGACGCGAGCCAGGACCAGCCGTGGGTGTGGGAGCCAGAGATCGCTTAAGCAGGGCAGCGATCTCGTTGTGGTTGCAGTTAGCGTGTACTGAGGGTGCCCACGTACCCTCGATTATTGCCCCTAGGTTACACGCTGTGTACATTTTGCGCCTCTGATAAGGATCGCAGCCAAGTGGTGCTTTCAGCTCAAGGAAAGCGTCTTCACGCAAAGGGAGTTGAGGAGCTCCCTTGCAGACGCCTCTGAGACACACCTGGCTGGCCTAATCTTTGGCGCTCCACCAACCGTTCGTCTCAGGCAGGGCCCCCGTGGTGCTGGCGCTCTGAAGGATTTTTATGCCTAGCGACTCCCGAGACGACGGGAGCCAAGACAACGCCACGGTGGGAGCTAGAGTCTCCTCAGCTTCCTCCATGGAAAATCCTTCGCGTTTAAGCCACTCCAAAGCGCGGGTACCTAGTGCCGACAGAAGGCGTGGTTCCCTGCGCTTGAAAGTGGCGTAAGACGCCAGCCGGGCGAGAAGCTCTGGGTAAAGACGGAAACAGGTGCCCTCAAACACCGCGTTTACGTACGTCAGTACCCTGACTGTCCTCTCCTCGCCCTCACCTTGGGGTTTTGTGACTGTCCCCCCGCCCAGGAACTTCACCGAGCCGCCCCGCGATGCTACAAACAACGCGTTCATTGGGTGCGCAAACTCTTTGGAGAGGTCTGGTGTCCACCGTCCTTTCAAGAGCGCCCCCAATTCCCGCGATTGCTTGTCTGGGTTCAACGACAGAACCCAGGCCGCGCGTTGCCTCAGTCTGGCACCAGCCGGTGCCTCACCCATCCTCCTTGTGGGTGGTCCCTTTTTACCTGCCAACACCTTGTCAAGGGCATCGGCGGCCCCCACAGGTTCCGGCACAATTGACTTGTGTGCCGTCGGCCATGGGGAATTCAGTGATTGCAAGGGTTCAGCAATCACATCACCAGTGAGTGGTGCGCTAGGACGGGGGAGAAAACCGTCCCTGATGTGTCTGCGCTTATAACCCGTTTCGACGAAAGACAGTCGCCCGTCTTCCGCGAAGGGGTGTGCTCGGTCTCCGGGTAACGACCCCAGACACCGTCTAGACACATGATCCTTTAAGACCTCTCTTGCGAGAGTAAAGGACCCCACATTCACTCTGGAACTCACGCGAGATACGCGTGTGTCCACGGCAGTTTCTCCAGACTTCCACCGTGCCACCTGGCAGCTGACACACAACAGAGCCTCCGGCAGAAACGCGTGCGTTACCGCACAATCTGCGCACAAGAGGTTGTTGGGTCCAGCAGGCCATGCGAAGCCCGGCTGTCCGAGAGACGATGGGCTGTCAACCCACCACTGTCGGGACCCGTTCCTTATTACCAAGGCTGGTTTCCCTGGTAACCGGACTCTAACCGACCCGAGGTTATCAGCCTCGGGGAACAAGCCGCAGTTGTCGTGAGGAGCGGTCGCCTCAAACCAAGGGGGTGTCATCCCAAACATGGTGAGCTGCTTGTGACGTAAGCTGCTCAGTAGACACGCCTGTGGCATCACTCCACAGGTAGGGTTTTGACGTATTTATATACCGCCCTAGTGATGGCGGTTCGGGACTATGCTTAGTGT